CAAGGGTTGTACTTGTTATAGTACTGATATCAGTACCTGAACTGTTGGTAAAGTTTGAGTATGTTTCGTCATAATCCACAGCATACTGAACCTGTATGGTTTCTGAAGTTGACATGTCTTGTGTTTCTACTTTTAATTGCAACCCAAGCTTTTCTATCTCGCTCTGTCCTGCATTGAACCAAGGAGTCTCATGGTTTCCTGATGTTGCATATTCAAACTCTGTTACCATTGAAGGGTTTATAATATCTACAGGTAGTTTCATATAATATACGGCATCATCAAATCCAAACCATAACCTATAGTTCTCGTTCACATCAGAGTACGCATTGGAAACGTGCATAGAATCTATTCTTCTACCTGCTGTAGGTGCAAGCCACTTGGCTTCCCACCCTAATTCGTTATATCCGAGTATGGTGCTGTATCCTGTACCTGAATCTATGACAGGAGAACCGTGTCCACTTGGACCTCCACCTCTCCATTGGTATGGAACGCTGTCAGACGAGGTTATGCTAGGGTTTGTGGTAGCATCTACGGCTGCAAGCAACTCGTTATGAGTACCCTCCATTAGCATTATGGTTCCTCTTTTATCTTCAGGTAATCCGTCATCTCTATCCGGTCCAACTACCGATAGCACCGCATTAGAACCATTGACATACTTATATAAACCAAGTCCACTAGGGAAATAGATACTTTCTCGCCACCTTTCAGTTCCTTTACCACCATGTGGATGGAAAGGAAACTCCATCTCTGTCTTTACAAACCTAGCGTGCATGGCATCGTGTGCCCATAATCCCTTTTTAGAAGCTGCATATAGTATTGGTTCTCCACGTGAGTCACGGGCTACAAATAATCCGGTTACATATCCTGCAGGTAGGGGCAACTGAGCATCAGCTACTTCTGTACCTATGGTTACTGAGTACCATAGCTGTCCTGTGTGTGATATTCCCCATAATCTATCGTCCCAATCTGCTAGATATTTTGCTCCCTGAGTACTGTCAAAAGCCCATACTGCCGCAGTAGTAGTTGCAGCAATGTAACTTGGTACTGTTGCATAACTGTATCCACTTGTACCGCTACCATCATAGTGTGCTAGTACTAGGTAGTTAGTTCCAGTCCTATCTGTGAAGTTAAGAGAGTCTGTTACCTGTGCATCTAATGATTCTAATCCTGTATCTCCAGACCTTTGACCTATATAGTTGTCTTCTGCAGCACCATCCCACCAGTAATCTTCTGTATTGTTATATACAAATATCTTGGGAGCATTACCTGCAGAGTCATTCCATACTGCATATATCTGGTCATTGAACTCGTTTATAACAGCTATTCCTGTACCGCCACCTGCGGTTGCAAGACCATGTGCATGAGTATCTGTCTGTGTTGCTAGGTTTCCTAGTACTAAGTGGTTCTTATATCTAAGCTGAAGGTCACTCCACCATGCCCTGCTTGTCTCACCACCGTCCATCCTGTCTATACCTATACCACCTCTCCAATCAGACCACGCTATGATAGACGAGCGTAACTGTGAGTCTTTACTTGTATCACCTATGACTACCTTGCTTGGATATATAGATGCAAGCACGCTTTGTACGGGACGTTCTACTGGATAGTACGTACCGTTTAAATATATTTCATTTCTTGTAGATACCTTGTTAGCCATTAACCTACATTCCTTACGTTTCTAAGCATAGGGAAGGCACGTTTACTCTGCTCTGATATACCAAACCAGAAAGCTGCCTGTTGCCTACGTGCTTCCGGGTCTGTTGAAGGACCACCTGATGAAGACGAAAAAGCTAGGGCAGTAGCCGTAGCTATAACGTACTGGTCATCTATCTCAGTAGCAGTAGAGTCAGCACTAAGTATTGCTGGCTTATCTCCACCTACCAGTTTTAATAAATCATAGGATACAAGCCCATTAAAGTAGGAATCAAACACTATATCGTTAGCTTCTCTATCTATCTTCCATAGATTTCTAGGTACTTTTTTCCAATGAGCAGAGTCATTTACTACTACTCTAATGTCATCTAACCATATAGTACATACTCCGATATCTGCATCATATTCTAATCCTACTGAAATAATAGCTGTATTTGACTCTGGATTAGATAGTGCAACACGTACAAACTTCCATGTATCTGCTGTTAATGCAGGAACATCTGCACTTTCTAGTGGAGATGCACAGTTTGCCGTATTATCTAGGTGTATCTTTATATTACCTGCTGATGTAGCTACGGTAGATTTAATCCAGAACTCTATATAGTCATATTTACTGATATCTTTGCTTGTTATAGAGTCTGTTGCAAGCTCTCCACCTGTTGCTCCTGCTGCTACTACTATCTCATTACTTGCAGTTCCCTGCTTTTTGATTTGTGTGTCAGCAGTAACGGTAAAGTCACTATCAATAGCTTCATCAAACACGGCATTACAGTTAGTTATGGTAGTAGAATCTACCTCATCCCGATAATAGATGTCCTGAATCATAGAAAATCCTGAAGGTATATCAAACCGTAACTGATTACCGTCAGTATGTAAATCAACATTCTCTACAGAGTCATATACATGTCCTGTAGCATAGATTATAGACTGGTTAATAAAATCATGTATTCTAGTTGGGTCATAATCCATATCCCATAACTCGTATGTGTCACTTGATGCAGTAGATGTACCTACACTAACACCTGCATCTGCTACAAATGTAAGCGTAGTAGTAGATGCTACGTAGTCTGTTACTCTTGCTATATCACCGTCATTACTACCGGAAGTAAATACTATCCACTTACCTATGTGGTCATCATTACCACCTATAACGGTAGTAAGAGATGAGTCTACAAGTGTAGTAGTACTACCACTACCCGTAGCAGTACCTATCCGCATAACTCCAAGGTTATAGCCGATACTCTGACGTAATTGCTTTCGTGTCCGTCCCTGAATTGTAGGCATTTAATAACTCCATAGGAGCCAATTAATACTTTTTCTTTTTAGTCATCTTCTTGCCAGTTTTCTTGGCATAATCAGATGCAGCCTTTTTTCCTTTCTTACCATAAGAGAAGGTACGTTTTCCAACTTTAGGCATCTTTATCCTCCGATTCGTTACAGCTACAGGAGTTCTCTTTTAGTTCTTCAATCTCTTTTTGTTGTTCGCCAAGAGTTCTACTAAGAGCAGCTATCTGCAACTGGTATTTACCAGCCTCAGTATTGAGTACTGACTGTACATCATCGTTTGTAATATTAATTGACTTAGGTTCTGTTGTCATAAAATCTCCCCTTATTTTATAGACTGATAGAGTATCTTATTATTGCTACTCTGTCTTCTCTTTTTAAAGTTCTTTCTGATATCATCAAGAATCTTTCCTATTTCCTTTCTCTGGCTAACAGTAGGAGCCTTCTTACTACCCTTTGCTCTTACTTCATTAAACCAGGTCTCTGCTGATTGGGCTGCCATATCTTCTATATGTGCAGGATCCGTATAGTCATCAGCTAGGATCTTTATAATAGTCTTCTTACCTGTCTCCTTATCTTCAAGTCGAAAGGTATGAGTAACTACTCTTTCCCCGGTTTCTGCATTGTACCCACTAGGGGTAGTATTTAATTTAACTACCCCCTGTGGTGTCCATAAGTCTGTAGTCATTACTGTATGTTTGCTTTGATTAGCGAGTATTCAGTATCTGCACCAACAGTATTTCCCATGTATCCAACTATAGTACCTTCTGCATCATCATCAGAATCTAAGGCTTCAACAGCACCGTCTAACGTATCGTTAGCTGCAACTACTGGTAATCCTATTGTAATAGCTCCATTACATAGAGCCATTGTTAGACCCTTCACACACATCCATCCGAAAGAACCTGATGCGACATCAGAAGCACTCCACCCAAGAGGGGATCCTACTATAGCATCATGCTGGTAAATCGTTGATGAAAGGTACGGATTAGCTGCTAGTCCACATTGAATGGCTGAAGCACCTGCAGAGATAGCATGTACAAAACCATCTTCTTCATCAAGTGTGATAATGACCGTGTTATCGTCAGATGCATCGTGAGCAGGATGAGATTTAATCCTATACATATGACCTTCTTCACCTATGTCATTAAGTATAAGCCACCCATCTTTGTACTGATCCTTAGTTAAGTCTGTAGTTGGAACTTCTAAGCTTACAGTAGTATCTCCCACTGAAATATCTGCACCTGTAGTTACAGTTATATCACGGTCGTGAGCTGCAACTGCAGCGGGTTGCATCAGTAGCAAACCAGCAGTTATAGCCTCGCCTGCTTTATAGTACTTAAATTCTCTATCATCAATCTGCATTTGAGTACCCAGTTTATGTTTTTGAGAGGTGGTAACTGTTTTCTCCCACCCATATTTACCCATTATCGACTGTGGAAATGACATATTAATATGCCTCCTATTTATATTACAGGGTCAAGCCCTGCGACCAACCGATATTTTACTATAGACTAACGCTCGGTCAATCGTTACACGTCAATCTATTTTTTCTTAACAAACTTTCCGTTCTCGTCTCGATTGAGTGTAGATGCAGCTCTCTCTCTGCACCATCTACACTCACATGTATCACTAGGAGGCCATTGGAACAAACCAATCTTAGCCTTCTTTAATGTGTAATCAGGACTACCGGGTACGTTCTCTATGAAAGTACCTACGTCAAACACTATATTCCCTTTAATATCTAATGCAGGCTTATGCCTGTATAAGGTTGTTTTAGGTTGCCATTCATCCATATATTTAAGTGAATAGCCAATATCAACCAACTCTTTCTTCATTTTATTATGTTCGGTTATTCCTGTTACCATTATTAACTCGTTGCAGGAGCAGCAGCATCAAAAGTAAGAGGTGCACCACGGCTGTCATCAAGTTCAAACACACCATAGTCAGAAGTCATTACGATTTCTGTTGCCCTTAAAGAAGCGTCTCTCTGTCTTTCAGTCTTAGTCGTTAAACTATTAGGTACAGCTAATGCAGATTTATCAGCTATTACACCTATTGCATCATCACCACTACTTGTTGACAAGTTTCCATCTTCAAAGATAGGAACATTGTTAAGTGGTCGTATACCACTCCAGAAGTTGCCGAGTAAATCCTCAGACCAACCTTTTGGAATTGCATACTGAGATGCTGTTACAGCACTACTTGCTATATCAAACACAGCATTTGGATGCTGAAGTATATATAGCTGACTGCCGAACTTGTTTGCTTTAGCGTAAGCAATCGCTGCTGCAACAAAGGCTAGACTCATATCTGTGGCATTTGCTCCAAGAGTAGTACCTCCGTTAAGAGCAGAATACAATGCATGAACATCTGTATCCTTTTTTCTAGCCATACCGTCACCCAACTGCCTGCCTATAATAGACATTACGTTGACTGCCGATTGCCTTAGAAGTTTATCCGTAATGATAACTTTAGCCCCTACTTCAGACGCAGTAAGATCAACAGTTGTCATTCCGATTTCTTCTTCGTCTACTATGTCCTGACCATCGACTAGGTCTGACATAGTCATCTGTCCTACTTTAGGGACAGTCACTTGCTTCTCGCCTTTTCCAAGGCTAAAACTCTCTATAAGAGCCATAGCAGGTGCGTTGTGTTCCTCGGTGTACCGAGCAGCACTTATAATTATTTTCTGGGCATTTTCTAGATTCCCAGTTGTCGAAGTCTGTGGCATGATTACCTCCTATTGGTAATAGATTTTAGCCTAGTCCGGCAGCACGTCTGGCTGCTGCTTCGGTTTGGGAGTTTCTAACCCCCGAGTTATACTGATCTAAGAGTTCGTCCTCAGAACCTGATGCACTTGCAGCAGGTTGATTAGTATCAAATTGTTGTGGCTGGACTTGTGCTTTCTTGAGTGCATCAAGTTCAGCTTTAGTCTGCCTTAGTTCCTGTATCCTTTTAGCTTCAGTCTCCATATCCTGTGGAGTACCGTGTTTCTCAAGAGAAGGCATATCATCAAAACCTAATCCATATTTCTTTGCAAAAAACATGGATGCATTTCTCTGTCCATCCCTAAACTCCTGCTGTTGCTTCAACTGTTGCTGTTGCTGCTGAGACTGCTGCATCTGTGAAACATAGTTTTGAGCTACGGTCTGTGCCTGGTCGGGCATCCAACCCTGCTCTTCTAGTTGCTTCTGATATGCAATAGCCTGTTGTTGAGCTTTGTTTTGAGCATCAACGTCAGCAAGATACTGTAACTGCTGTTGCTGTTGAGCAATAGTCTGTTGTAGATTAGCCATTCTACTTGGTTCAGCTACGGGCTCTTGAGTCTGTACTGGCTCCCCCTGTTGTACAGTCTCAGGTTGCGGTTGAGCTGCTTCTGGTTGATTAGTAACCTGGGCAGTATCCTCCGCTACAGGCTGTTCAGTAGTTTCTGCTACCGGCTCCTGCGTAGCTGTTTCTACCTGTACCTCTGATTGAGGTTCGGGTGTCACTTCTACTATTTGTTCATTTTCTGTAACCATATATTCCCTCCATTATTTCAAATTTTAGTTACACTAAGTAATATTGTCAACGTCTATTATCCTTTATACAATTCCTGCAGCAATGGTTTTTTCTGCCTTTCTTGTTGCTCCAGAGCCTGTCTTTTTTCTCTTACAGATTCGGGAACACGCCTTTCTTCTGCACCAAATCCTTCAACAAATGGACTTCCCGAACTTCTTAGTTTTCTAGCCATGTCGTATTTAACCTGAGTTATATACGGTAAGTGAGGAAGAATATTTTCCGGTATATTTATATCATATGCGTTCATTCTAACCCATGCTAAAGCCATAGATGCCTCTGGATGAGCAGATTTCTGAAGACTATTTTCAAACGAATCCAGCATCTTATTATATTCATCAGCTCCCCGTGCTCCAGACCTTATCTTTCTCCACTCTGCAAGTTTTCTATTTTTAAAGTCCATCTGCTGTAGTTCTTGTTCAGTAATATCTTTCCATTCCTCTCCATACATAGACTGGTCTTTTCTGGAAAAGAAGTCAGAACGTATAGAAAAGAATAGGTCACCTATTTTGCTTCTTACTGCATCTGGGACACCTTTTATATTCTGCATCTCATAACTTTGAATCCATTCATTTACAGACATAGTTTGACCACCGATAGTCAGTCCTATAGTACCTATATTGTTTATAGAATCCTGTTCGTTTCTATTAAGTTCTGCAAGTTCCCCGGTTAATCCGGAAGTTCTTTCCATACCTCTTGCAGTCTCTTTTTCTCTTCCTATCTGCTTAACCGTCTGTTGTGTCACTATACCGGGTTCTTTGCCCATCTCTGGTAATTCTTCATACCCCAAAGGAGATTCC